GGAATTTTACCAGAACGCACGGGACTACACAATCCGAAAAGACGGAAAAGTTCCGAAACGCTATGTATCCAGAAGCGGAGAACTAAGCGAGAGCGTAGCGGCCTGTGAAAACGGTTGCGGCGCATACTGGGAAGATGAAGATTTTTCCATCGGGCAAGACGGGATGTTCTACGACAATAAATACACGGAGGATGGGCAGGCATGAAAGAAAAACAAGCAAAATCCAACCACGAAACTTGAAAACGATTTAAGCATATTTCAATCTTTGACCATCAAATTTGAAAATTGGAGGACAAAATTATGTTTCCGCAGAGAAGAATGACAACCGACACCCCGGACGGGAACTACTCACAGGCTCTCAACCTGTTTGTGCGCGGCGAGGATGGATGGGTACAGATGCCCAGCCGGAACATCAGCCTCAACGACTACATGAAGCAGCTTATCAAGGCGCACAACGCAGATATTGACACCGAGGGAACGCCGGAGGAGTTCGACATGACCCTGTGCGAGCACCTGTTCGACGGCCCGGAGACCATCGAGGGCCTGCTGGCAGAGCACTACACCCTCTCGTGGGCTCTCGCCTCGCTGCGCGACAAGCTCAAGCACTACGAGGACGCGCTCATCCCGGAGATTATGCCGGAGGGCTTACAGACCATCGACCGCGCCATCGGCACTTACGGCAAAGACGCCCAGCTCACCAAGGCTGTGGAGGAAATGTCGGAGCTCACCAAAGCCCTCTGCAAGCTCAAAGAGTGCAAGCGCAAGTATGATACCCCGTTTAACAGGGAGACGCAGGAAGTGTACTCGAACGTCGAGGAGGAAACTGCTGATGTTTTCATCATGCTGGTGCAGCTCTTTGCAATTTTTAACCCCCATGAGCTGGTAAACATCACGAAAATCGTATGGGATAAGCTCGACCGGCTCAAGGACAATCTGGACAAAGAAGCAGCAAAGCAGGAGGCCAGCGATGCCGGAAAAAAGTGAGTTCGACAAGGCACTCGGCGAGCTGCACGACCTGACCGAGTGGGAGGACGCGGAGGCAGCCATCCGGGAGCTCCACGCGCGGGGGCCGGAAATTGAGCGGCTCTATCTCGACAGCAAGATTCTCCCCGGAGAGCTGCGAGCCCTCGTTATGGTGAGTAACTGCCTCGAGCGTGAGTTCATCCATCGGCAGCTTGCCACCGGGCAGCCGCTTCACATGAATGTTTTATAGGAGACAGCACAATGAGCGATGATGGTATGTTTTGCCCGTACAAGAAAAGCACGAAACGGGAAGTGAGCTACTCGTGGATTAGCCGGACCGAGATTACAACGGAGCGTTTCGGCTGGTGCTCGGAAAAGAAGTGCATGGCCTATGAGAATGGCCGCTGCAAGCGGCTGGAAAGAGAGGGAACCCAGTGAAGAAAAGAAACTGCCGGATGACCGGCGAGGAGAAGAATGTGCATGAGCGCGCCGTGAAGCTGCGCAAGATGACCGACGACAAGCTCGTGGAGCACATCGACCACATCCGGGAAGAGGCTTACAACACCGGCTACTCCGAAGCCGAGGCCCAGCGCGCATCGACCCC